CAGCCCCCGGAGGGGCCACTCTCACTCTTCTTCGTGGTAGGGGAACTCGAGATCATTCCGGTAGATATACTCGATCTCATAGAAGCCCGAGATATCCCACGTCCAGACCTTGGGTCTGTCACACCAGGTTCCTCGGAAGATGCGAGTCATGGGCAGCTCTGTGTAGCTGTAGAGGGATTCAACGTCGTTGAGATGTTCAGTCATGTTCATTCTCCTTTCACTCTTGTGCTTTCTGCAGCAGGTCGCCGATTGTAACGTCAAGAGATTCTTCGCAGGATGCATCCCACACTCTGACCATAACATGCCCGTCGTGGCATTCGTAGAATACCTCGAGGTTTTCATCTTCAAATCCGTGTTCACGCATTAAGTATACGAACGCCTTGAGATGCCGGAGAGTTGTGAATCGGGAGTAGCACCCGCTGATGATGATAACAAATCTTTCGTCCATTTTTGTCTCCTTTCGTAGATGAGGGGAGGGATTGTGCCCCTCCCCTTATGTTCCGGGGGCTTCAGCAGTCCCCGGTGTTTCCAGCGTAGCCGCGCTTACCTTTCGCGGCCCGCTTCGCCTCGGCCTCGGCAGCCCTCTCGGGTGCCGGGGCCTCTTTCTTTTCCGCGGTCTTGCCGGGCTGATAGAACCGCATTGCGTACCATTTCATCGGCACGCCCTTGTCATCCCGGCGGACTTCGCCGTCGTCGTCCAACACGGGGTTCTCCTTGATAAGAACCTTGCGCGGGGCTTTGGCAATCCATTCGAGCGCGTCGTCGATATCGTCGAACTGCTTTCCGGCAGCGCGGCTGATCTCGATCCGAACGCGGTCCTGCGGAGACTTCCGGGTGTAGCTGTTGCCGTCCTTGTCAACGGCAATCGTGTCGAGAATTTCGTACACATAGAGTTTCCGGGAGAAGATGTCTCCGGTCTCCTTGACGCGATAGAACAGGGCCAGGTACGGGCGGGGGGAGTACGCGTCGCCCGTCGGGCGCGGATCGAACTTGACGAATTCGGCCGTGAACACGGTTTCGCCGTCAAAGTTGACGATGTTCTTGCGCGGGAGATTGAAAGAGAAACGATTGCTAGCCATGATGATAGTCTCCTTAAGATAATGTCGTTTAACGTCCGCATGACGTCCGGCTGTTTACCCGTCCGGTAGGCTGCCCGTCCGGTACTCACGCAGCGTGTGTGTGCTTTCACTTCTCACGCTTTCCCGCTGGACACTGTGTTCAGTTATCAAGGTGCTGTGTGCTGTGTTCTGTGTGGTGGCTCATCGCTGAGCACGGTCACAGTATGGCATGGAATCGCCGATCTGTCTAAATCACGCAGCGACGGGGAGGGGGGCGGCGCTTTTGAAGGAAAGGTGCCCCGCCCACCCACGCGGTGAAGCAGCAGATTTTTGGGCCGTCGGCGAAGCCGACCCCCCAGGCAAAAAGTGGGCCACCTCTTTCATAGTATATATATATTAAATCCCACAGCCACTTCAGACCAAGGTGGGGGTCTAAAACAGGGTGCGGGTATTTGCTCTTGGAGGACCCTGCAAAAATAGTAGAAAGCTGGGGACTTGACAACTCATTCACGACAGTGTACTTTAATAGCGAAGGTTTTTCATAACAGGCCTCCTCTTTGCATGGGATCACGACTGCTGGCCTTGCGGCAGCGAGGTTGCATCCATGAAGCAAGCAGGGCCGTGAAAACCGGCATTAGAAAGATTTTCATCACTTCTCCTTATTGTGGCAACCCCGGATTAAACGACTGCGAGACAGCGAATCTGGGGTATTGCCATATGCGGACAGTAGAAAGTAGTGGCATAAGGACAAACAGCGATGCCAAGGAAGAGAGCCACAACAGCAGACAAGAAAGAACTTCGTATTGACTTTGGTACGGTAAGCAAGAAGCAGGCCGAGTTTCTGGCAGCTGACACTACATATGTCTGCTATGGTGGTGCGAGAGGCGGGGGCAAGACCCACGTAGCGAGGCTGAAGGCGGCGGGGTTAGCGCTGAATTATCCTGGAATCAAGATATTGATGGTTCGAGCGCACTATCCTGAACTGATCGCGAACCTGATAGACCCGATGCTGGCGTGGCTGCCGAACGAGATATACAGCTACAACGGGACGGAACACAAACTCACGATCCACTGCGGGATGCTGATAGAGGGAGCGCCGGACAGCCTGATTAAATTCGGGCACTATGATGGTAAAGCTGCGGAGAACGAGTACCAGGGCGTGGAGTACGACGTCATCTTCCTCGAGGAAGCGACGCAGCTGTCAGAGAGAGCATTCCAGTTTATTGGTTCCTGCCTTCGTGGTGTAAACGACTTCCCGAAGCGGATGTACCTGACGTGCAACCCGGGCGGCGTTGGACACCAGTGGGTGAAGCGGTTGTTCATTGACCGGCGGTTTATCACAGACCCGAAGAACCCGGAGCGCACGGAGAACCCGAAGGACTACACAACAATCCGGGCGACGGTTGAAGACAATCCGTGGCTTTTGGAGAAGAACCCCGGTTATGTGAAGTTCCTGGCGAGCCTGCCGCCTGATCTGAGGCAAGCTCACAGATACGGCGACTGGAACGCTTTGAGCGGAGCTTATTTCTCGAACTTCCGGCGTGCGACGCACACGATGGCACGGTTCAAGATACCGAGCAGGTGGAACATCTACCGGGCGTTCGACTATGGTCTTGACGCATTGGCTGTCGGCTGGTTTGCGATAGACGAAGATGGACGGGCGTGGTGCTATAGGTACTACGAAGAATCCGGGCTGATCGTAAAGGATGCGGCGAAGCGGATACTTGACCAAAGCCCGAGCCACGAGCGAGTGATTACGACGTACGCTCCGCCGGATGTATGGAACCGGCAGAAGGACACCGGCAAAGCCATGAGCGACGTGTTCTTCGACAACGGTCTGGCGATCATCAAGGCGGACAACAACAGGGCGCAGGGGCACATGATTCTGAAGAACATGATGTCAATGCTGCCTCTGACTGATGAGTATGTGAAGAGCCTGTACCCGGAAGGGCAGGCACCGGCGACCCTGCCGGGGATCATGTTCTTTGACGACCTCGAGTCCACGACGCCGGAGGGTGTAGTAAAGAGTGTTGTTGAGGACATTGAAGCGATCCAGGCGGATGAGAAGGACCCGAACGACTGCGCGAAGGAACCGCACGATGTAACGCACAGCGTGGATATGTGCAGATACTTTGCGATCATGCGCAGCCGGGCGACGGACAAGAAGTCGAAGAAAAAGAAGATAGACCCGCTGGCGTTTCTCAGAGACGATGAGGAACCAGGTGACAGCTATGAAGACTATATGTGCGGTGGAGAGATAACCGACAACTACATGATGTAAGAAAGGAAAATCTACATGATTGACGCTGTTCTGTTAGTGCTGACGATTGGGCTTGTCGTTGCCGTGGCTGTACTGGCCCGCAAGTATGACAAAATCCTGCGCTGTCTGACGAACGTATCGCTGCGAGTCAAAGAGGTTGAAGACCTGGCGAACAGAGTAGATGAATCCACCGGAGTTGAACTGCACAAACTTCAACAGGCATTTGCCGAGTATCGGACCGAGTACGGCGATGCCGAGATAGATGAAATGAAGCAGGCGGCGAAAGCGCAGAAAGCATGGGCAGATGGGCTTAACAACATCATGTCGTTTGGAGCCGATCACTATGGACGAGGTGACAGTACATGAGTGAACAAAAACTCGGGCTTTTCAATGGGGAGGATATGCCGGACGTACTGACGGCATGGGATCTCTATGAGAAAGGGCTCGAGTTTAATAATTCCATCAACCTTGAAGACACGGTGAGAGTCAACGAAAACTTCTTCACCGGGAAGCAGTGGGAAGGCGTACAGGCGAACGGCCTGCCGACTCCCGTGTTCAACATCCTGAAGCGAGTCGTCGGGTTCATTATTGCGACTATTACGACCGACAATCTGAAGGTGAACGTCACCGCGCTGGCGAACAGCGTGGGCACGGACTCTTACAGGGAATGTGTCCGTATTGTCGGTGAAGAGTGTGATGCTCTGATGGTTCACAACAATGTCCCGGCGCTTGTGAGGGAGTTCGCGAGGAATGCAGCGGTTGACGGAGACGGGTGCATCTACACGTATTGGGACCCGACGGTGAACGTCGGAGGCGGCGTGATGGGTGCGATCCGAAGCAAGATTCTGGAAAACACCAGAGTGTTCTTCGGGAACCCAAACGACAGGCGTGTGCAGACCCAGCCGTACATCCAGCTGATTACAAGGGAGCTGGTACGAAACGTCAAAATCCGGGCGAAGGCATCCGGAAGCCAGGATTGGGAGCAGATTCTCCCGGACGACGAGGAAACCACCCGGCAGGAAGACGTTTTCCACACCGATGACAAGGTAACGGTGGTACTGACGCTCTGGCGGAACTCGGAAGACGGTACG